GTGTTCTTCGTGGTGTTTCCATAGGAATTGACCCATCCCCGATGGATGCCACCAGGGGTATAGGGATCTAGGTGAGTGGTTTGTTGCCGCGGCGTTCGTTGCAGCTACGGTGCGCTGGTGCTAATGGTGAGTTTCGGTCACCGGCAATGATGTGGTCGGCTGTCCACGGATCGTTTGTTCTTGCAGGGTCGCCGCAGATGTGGCAGTTGACGGCTGTTTCGCGTATGGCTTTGGCGCGGCGTTTGTAGTCACCCGAATACTGACCTGTGATTCGTTTCACGGTTGCGCGGCGATTAGCCGTCTGCTGGTCTACCTGTGCCTGATGCGCTATGCAACGGCTTTGACCTGGTTCAGTCAACAGCCCACAAGTTAGGCATGGTCGGCGGAAGCGGCTCACTTGCCCTTATCTGTCGAATAGAAACCCGAACCTTTGAACGACACACCCACACCACCCACCACCTGCCACATAGGTTCACCACACTCAGCGCACTTGATGTCTGTTGGTTCTTCGGCGTGGATGCTTCTAATTTCTTTTCTTATGTGGCCTGATGCGCAGGTGTATTCATACAGCGGCATGATGTCCTAAGTGGTGAACAGCGTGTGCTGTTGCAGTCGGTTGGCGATTATCTCGCAGTAGCGTTCTTCAAACTCAACACCTACTGCTTGTCTGCCCTTGTTGCGAGCTGCCACAAGTGTTGACCCCGAACCAGCAAACGGATCAGCGATGATGCCTGCTGGTGTTCGCTCAATAAGTAGTTCCATGAGTCCGACTGGCTTAGGTGTCGGGTGGCCTATCTTGGCAACCTCCGATGGTCTGTGTTCATCCGTCTTGATGACTGAGCGTTGTGGTGGCGATGTCGACACGAAGCCTTGACCCCAGATGTATATTTCTTCATCTTGTGACATGAACGGCGCGTTGAGTGGCCCAGGTAGCATTCCGGCTTTGTGCCAGATTAGGCGATGTTCTGTCTGTGCTGGTCTGTCTATACGCCATGAACCGAACACGACTGCTGGTTTGTCACCCCATAGTCCTAAGACAGCATCACGAATCTCTGGTGTCTTATCCCCAACGATGCCGTCTTTGAACTTATCGAAGCCTTTGTTTAGTCCTGTCGTTATGCCCTTCCATGCGATGCCATACGGCGGGTCAGTTACCAGCACATCAGCGTTCACCCAATCAGTCAGTTCCAGGCAGTCACCGTGATACAAGGTCACCAGGTCATCCTGATAATAGATGCTCACTTGTCTAGCCGCTCGATGAACTGTGCAATGGCAACAGCCTCACGATCAGCACCGAGCTGGTGCAGCTCAATGTAATAAGCCTGCAACGCTGCCAACAGTTCCTTCGCTGTCACAACAATCCCTTTTCTTTATTTCGTGGCCTTGCGCAACGCCCGACCAATACCCGAATCCACCCGACAACCAGCCGCCAACACCAAATGGTCAACCGCCACACAATCCCTATAACCGCAAAGCCTAACCCCAGGCCGATACAACCGACCAAACTTATCCAACGGATTGTCCTCATCATCAAACAAACCCTGATGCGGCTGACACAAACCAAACGCAGTCCTTACACGCGCCTGCTTACCACCACGACACTGCGCACAACCCCACAAATCTTTGCCACGCTTCTTCCGCGCCAACACCACAACCTCGGTCATCTCACAACCGCAACGCTCACACTGATACATCAGCCGACCCTAACAAATCTCATCTTTGTATTCTTTACGCTGGCCGACTGCAAGTCAAGAACAGAAGTGGTCTGACCCTTCTTGAACCCTGCATGAATCACCTTGCCGTTGCCAATGTAGATGCTGGCATGAAAGAAGGTGTTAGTGCCTTTGTAACCGAACAGCACCAAATCACCAATAGCCGGTGCAGACACCTTCACACCACTCGCGGCTTGTTTGTTAGCTGAGTGCGGAATGTCTATCCCGATCTGCTGATAAGCCCACCTGGTTAGACCTGAGCAATCCCAACCCGAAGGTGTCGAACCACTGAACACATACCAAGTTTTTCCAATGCGCTTCTTCAACGCCTTCACGACCTTAGCCATGCGGAACTCGGCGGCATCCTGCTTCACGATTGTCATGAAATCAGGGTTTGTTTTTACGATGGCCTGTGGCGCAGGTATTTGCGCAGCCGTTGCCGATGGTGAGCAACCGGCCAGAATGACACCCAAAGTTGTGAGTGCGATTAGTTGTTTCTTCATTTAGCGCCTACCTTTCCTGGTTGAGAGTAATTTCTCGGCGTTTATTGTCGAACGATATTCAGTTATGAGTGGAGTGCTAGGGAATCGAACCCTACTCTTGCAGATACCCCAACAAGGTCTTTTCTGCAATCGAAACCAGTTGCACCCCTCGGCTTAGAGTTTAAGCACCGCGCCCTGATAGTGCAAATCCTTAGTCAGTTCCAAACAGGTGATGCCAGGCACAGAGTCCTCACCCGAAACACGCTTGAACCATGACGATCCGTTGTCGCTGGTCGTGGCCTGCACCCAGAACCGTGAACCGCCATTATGACTAGCACCAGCCTCAACAACGCGCAAATGGTGGAAGTGAGCTGTGAGCAGGATGGATGCCGCGCTGATCGTCTGATTGCCAAAGGTGTTCTGCCGCCACCAAGTCACAGCGTTCTCAGGTCTGCTGAACTGGTGACCGTGAGCAATGCCGACAAGGTGGAAACCGTCACCGAACGCATCAAAGATTAGTGATTCTTCTTGCTCATGTGGCACAAGGAAGTCCACAGGCAACCCGACCTCTGTTGCGAGTCTGCGCAGCTGTTGCAGGATAACAATGCCCCAGTCATCGCGCCCAGGTTTGCCAATCTGTTGACGGTTGACACGCCACTGGCAATGGTTCGACCCGATGCTGGCATAAGTCACCGGCGCATACTTCGTGGCCATCTTCAAAAAATCCCAAACCAGCGAAGCAGCCAAATCCACAGACTGCATAACCGAGAGGTCGTTCGTGACGAGCTGATTCATGTTCGCAGCGTTCTCAATGCCCTCAATGATGTCACCCAAATCCAAAGCATAGATGCGCCCATACTTGCCACGCTTCAACTGTTCTTCAATACGGTCATACGAAGCCAACACGCGCTGAATCAGCTCTTTACTGCCCCCACGGTAATCAACCTTGCCAACCTGAAAATCTGCCAGACAAACAACAAACACCTTTTCATTCGCTGTGGCCTTTGGTGTGCGAGGTCGGGTCTTCTTAGCCTCAGCAAACAACAACGGCAAATCAGGGTTCGTGCCGGTGCGTTTCTTGAACCTGAAACGGTAAGCCGTCAACCACTGCGGATCTAACGGAAACGGTCTGGCAACCTGCCAACGGCTAGTGCGTGGTTCGCCCACAATCTCAATCAGTGCAGGGTCGAAACCAGCGTCAACCAAGAACTCGTCAAAGTTCGGTTGCTCATCAGGCAAAAAGCCACGAGTAGTCGCTTCACCGTTAGTGCCGTCAAACTCAACGGCTGGCCGCCAACTGTTCGGAGCGTCAATTTTTGGTGCTGGTGTCAGGTCTTCTAGCATCAGTCAATCTTCCCACATGAACACGCTTTTGAACGGTGATGAGTAATAGCCGAATCAGACAACAACACGCCGCGCTGCTTCAACGCGTTACTTAGAGTCTTTGCAGGCCACAAATCAGGTGACTGCAACGCGGAAGCCAGAATGTCGGCATCCTTCTTCTCAAGCTCAGCCAACAACGACCTCACCCGACACGGCCTAGCCTTCTTGTGTGGTTCTAAACCATCTAACAAACCCATTACCAGCCCCTGTTCAGTTTCTGCGCAACCATCAAAGCGTAACGGTTGGCGTGGTTTCCTTTGCGTGACTCATCAAGCAACCAGGCGGCCAAGTCTTTGCGGATACCCTCAAAGTCTTCATCCCACACCAGTTTGTCATCATCAATCAGTTTCGATGCTGCCCGAAGTTCAGCTGCGTTGCTTAGAAATAGTTTGACCTGATTGCGCATCATTCTTCATCACCGGCTCTCATCCAAGCAACGATCGCTGTGCAGGCAATAATGATGCCGAAACCCACATACAATACATCCATCACTGGCCTAGTTTCTTGATTAGCTGGCGCAGGTCGTAACACTTGCCGCCATGATGCGAGCAGCGCCCATCGTCATCAGCCAAAGCATCGAAACAAATGTTGCGTTCAATCTCAGCAATGATGCGTGTGCGTTCCTTGATTTGACCGGCGTAAAAGCCCTGCGTGTATTCGGTTTGATTAGGTGCTGGTTCAAACCATTTAGGGTCGAACTCGCGTTCTAGCTCAGGATTACTCATTTGATTCCCCTTTGATGAGAGCGATTTGCTCGCAACCTAAGCAACCGTCTAAATGGACTTTTTCCATAATCAGTTTGCCGTTCCAAGTTTCGCCAGCACTACCGATTAGGTGGAAATAGTCGTCTTCTAGCAGTTTGATGATGCGTCGTTCAGCCTTGTCAATCCAGTTACAAATGCAGTGGTCTTTGTCATACTCCCACTTTTCATTACATTCAGGCTTGTGGTTCACTTGTTCTCTCCCTTGATAAGAGCGACAGCATCTTTGTATGCCCAACAAGCACGATCACAGCAATCCCAAGTCGCATTTGGGCAAATGTCTGCTTCTAGCAGTTTGATAATACGCTCACGCTCTAGCTCTGCACCACGCATTTCGGCGGCTACAAAGTCACCTATTGTCTGCCAAAAGTCGTTGCTCACTTCTGCTCTCCTTTGATTAGTTCCTTGGCCTCCTGAACTAACTCAGGCATCTCCTTGTCAATGTCCCAAAGATAGTCAATGTTGCCAATCCTGATTATTTCAGGCAATAGTTTTTCAATACGCTGACGCTCAAACTCAATACCAGACTGAAAACCGCTTCGATAGTGCATGTTGTCGAAGCCGAATTGCTCACTCACTTCTGCTCTCCTTTGATTAGTGTTTCTAGGTCGGTTGCAAAGATATAAGAGCCAACTTGCATCTGAATACCCAAAGTGCCAAAAGTTTCTTTTAGCAACTTGATAATGCGCTCACGCTCTCGCGCCTCACCTTGTTTACGATAGAACTCGCGCACCGGTTCACCATGCGGATCAATCATTTAGCACCTCGCCCTGGATAAGACCGATGCAGTGCTTAACCACACCAGCCTGCACAACGCAATCATGCTTCACAAGTTTCGTGTGATACAAACCAAGCTCATAAACGATACGGTTCTCAGTGTTCTGCGCTGCACGGTCAGCATCAGTGTTCGCACCAGCCCTGCCGGCTTCAACACCCAACAGGTAAGCCTGTTTGATTTCAGGTTTAGTCAAATCAAGCATCGAAGTCACGAACCCTCTCAGCGACATACTCCAACGAAGGTGTCCTAGACGGATGTTGCGCCAACGACTGAATAAAGTCGGCAACCTTCACAACAGTTTCCATCTTGCCCATCTCATAGGCAGTGTTCGCTGCTTCACGCACAGCCAAAGAAACCTGCTCATAAGTGAACTTTGCATCGGCGCTCATTTGCGACCTCGCTTGATGCCAGGTCGGGTCACATACTCGCGGAACAAAATAACCGAAAGGATCAGCGCCGCACCGACACCAAACCATTTCTGCAACCCGAACTCAAACACGAGATGCAGACCGAAGCCCAAAGCTGCACCAGCAGCCAATACCAATAATGTTTTCATTTTTACCCTTTTGTCAGTTTGTTGGCCTGACAGGTCAAATCTAGGGATGACCACAGACAAAAGCAAGCATTGACACGCCTAATTTTGTGCCGTTACCGAACCGTTACAAACGCCACAATTCGATGGTTGCCCCAGGCTCAGGCTTAGTTTCAGCCCCACACCAGACCTTTTCAGCCAGAATCTTGACAATCAGCGCATCATCAGCGATCAGGCCACCAATGGTCAAGGCATCGCCCACCGCCCGAATGTAGTGATCCAGGTCAGGTTTACTCCCAGGCCAGACTTTGTGCTTCGGCTGTTTAGGTCGCTCAATGTAGAAGGTGACCTTCAGTTTGATAGGGTCAACAAACTTGCTGACATCCTCAGTTTCATGAAACAGCTGCTTGACCGCCAAAACAATCTCGTTGCGCCAAGCCGGTAAGTGTTTGCTGGCCTCAACCATCACAGCTCGTTTGCCAATTACAAAAGCGTTCTTTGACCCTTGTGGTGCTGGTCTGCCCTTCACAAACAGCAGCGCGTGTTGACGGCCTACTTCTTCAGCCACAACGCCGCCACAACCCCAACCTGCACAACAAACACAAGCAACGCCCACAACCGAACAGGAACAGGCAACGCATCAGCATCAACAGCCTGCCAAGTAAAAAACGCGCCCGACCCGAAAACAACGGTGGTCAGCAACTTAGTCATTAGAACGGTGCAATCTCAGTCGCGCCAAAAGACTCCAAGTTCGTTCGACCAGCAGGGTTGCCAGCCTTAGCCAACGGCTTGAATACAGCCTTCGACACCCAGAACGAAACAACAACCTCGCCCTTGTCATTAGTCCACTTGCTTATGCGCAGCTCACCGGTGACCTCATAAAAGCCATCCTTCTCAACTTGGTGAGTTGGATCAAGCGCAATGTTGAAATAGTGCTTTTCAACAACTTCCCAATCACCAGCATCGTTCTTCTTGTTCACAGGAACAGGAATCACCACATAAGCGCCGGTCTTACCTTGCTTCAATTCGCCTGCGTAACCAGTAACAGTCACAACCAGATTCTTTGCCATGTTTTTTACCCTTCAGTTAGTTTCTTTGATTTTAGACAGACCCACCGACAATGTGCGACACAGCCACACAATCGGAATGGCCACAAATACGGTCACCAGGCATAAAAAGAACGCCATGAACCACAGGCCGATCCAAACGGTCAAACTGGCCATGAAACGGAATACACGCCTCGCCATTGTATTTGACCTGTTTAGCAGGTTTAGCCCGACAGCTCGCACAATACTGAGCTGCGTGTTTCTTTTTAGGTGCGACAACCCACACGAAACCGCACTTGCGGCACTGCACCTGGTTGTCTTCCACACGGTTTAGGTTAGCGAACTTCTACGACACGAGCAAACAAACCATCAAACCTCAGCGCCACATGGCCGGTCTTGCCATGACGGTTCTTAGCAATGTGCAACACCATCTTGGTTCGCTCATCCTCACCATCAGTCATAGACCGTTCACGGTTCAACAAAATCACCACATCGGCATCCTGCTCAATAGCGCCCGAATCACGCAGATCATGTAAGCCTGGTGCGCTGTCTTTTCGACCCTCAATGCCACGGTTCAACTGTGCCAAAGCAATCACCGGCACTTCCAAGTCACGAGCCAAAATCTTCAGACCATTACTAATCGCCGTCACCGACTCGTAACGGTTACGCCCACGCTCAGTGTCCTGCATCAGCTGCAAATAATCCACCACAATCGCAGCCAACTTCTGCTTCTTGCCAACCTGCCGCGCAAACGCCCGAACATCCACAAGGGTCTGCCCCGACTTGTCAGCAATAGCAATCGGCCTAGACAACTCGTTCTGCTTCTCAGCAATCCTTCGCCAATCCAAATCGGTCAAAGTTCGGTTCTCAAGGTGATCCATGCTCACATCGCAAACGCTGGCAAATAAACGGTTCATAATCTCGCGCTTGCTCATCTCAAGGCTGTGGAACGAAACTGCACCATCACCAGCCAACTCATAAGCCATGTTCACAGCAACCACAGACTTACCAACAGCAGGCCGCGCGCCGATAATGTAAAGCGCCCCAGGTCTAAAGCCACCCAAAAAGTCGTTCAAGCTGCCCCACTGTGACGGCACAAAATCAGGTTTGCTGTTCAGGTGTTCAACGCTGTCAAGCAGGATGTCCGAAACAAACTCAACCTGCTCACGCAAACGCCCAACTGTGACCTGCTCAATCTTGTCACCAGCCCTGTCAAGCGCAGCATCCACATCAGAATCCTCGGCCTGACCAGCCGACACCAAACCGTGACCAACCTCAACCAACGACCAGCGCGCATTACGGTCAAGAATGACCTGCTCATAAAAAGCAGCATTTTGCCAAGCCGGTGTTTCTGCTGTGGCCTCATGCACATAAACAGCCAACTCAGGCAACTTAGACCCCACAGTGAACGCATCAATGCCCTCACGGTCAGCGCGCATTTTGCGCAACACCGTAAACAGTTGCCGGTTCTTCTCACTTTGGAAATCGGTCACGATCAGGTGACAATCATCCAGGTAAGCGCCACGGCTCAAAATGACAGACCCAATCAGAATCTTCTCAGCATCGCCCTGCCACATCAGAAGTCACCCACAATCTTGCGACTAGGTGCATTCTGTGAACCAGTCAGCTCATCATCAAATCGCCTATCGCGCAACCACCGTTCAGCGTGTGGCCAATAGCCACGATCAACCTTTGCTGGATGGTTTAGCCAAACAGTCAACTTTTGCATTATTAGGTCTTGCTCAGATACAAGTTTGCTGAACTCTTTAGCTGCTTTTGGTTTGTTCTCTTTGCGAGGGTATGCCTTCCAAAACAATTCAAAAGATTCTTCGTATTCGTTCTTTATTTGTTTTTCTTTAAGTTGTTGTTCTTTAGAATTAGTGTTCTTAGTGGTCGGGTTTTCCGTTGCCGACTTTTCCGTTGACGGAAATTCCGCCGCCGACAATTCCACTGCCGCTAATTCTGCCTCTGTAAACGGGTCGCGCGTTGTATAAACGGCTTCGGCAAACCTAGTGCCATCACGCTGTTGCGTTCTGCTGATGTAGCCCAATTTCTCAAGCTCTTTCATGGCACTGGTGATCTGGTCACGGCTGACTTTGTTAGACAATGCCAGGGTTCTAATTGACACATTCCAGCCAGGCGAATGACTCATGAGCTGCGCCAAAAGACCTATCGCCTTGAGCGATAGTCGCGAATCTCTCAAGAAGTGATTTGGGATTTGCGCATACTTGTCATCAAAGTTATGGTGGCCGCGAATTACTGGCATTTTGTTGCCTACTTTCTTCGGCAACCGCTAAAATTAGCAATGCCGATAGTTTGGTTATCGGTATGAACGGTCACAGGGTTTCCATGCACTGTGGCCGTTCTCTAATATCCTATCAGGTGTCTAACAATACGCCTTTGCCGTAATTGTGCAACTCAAAACGCGAATAATCATCACCCAAAATTACATAGATTTGTGCAGGTAAATCATAGACCGGTTCAATGCTCGGATCAGCCCACCGCGACAACTTCCAACCAAACATCCTGGCACGAGCCGCCCAATCAGCATCATGCTCAATCAAAAAGTTAGCCAACGAGCAAAACACAATCAGGTTGCTTGGCCGGTTGCACTTGGAATCCTTACTTGCCCCACCGAACCCACGACCAGCACGGTGCTGAGGAACAAGCGTGTCATCAACAGCCCCACAATGCAAACAATGCTTGTCGCGAGCAATCAGCTTGTCAAAATCGCGCCTATTCATCTTCCCAACCAGGCTTGTCAGGCAACTCAATGTTCAAGCTGCGCATCTGAAAACCAATCCGGTCAGTCACAGTGTCAGCCGAAGTCATTATCGCTGTTTCAGTCACATCAGGCGTGGCCTCGCACCGGTGAGCATCACGCCACTCACGCCACAACTTCACTTCCTGGTTGTGCGACACCTCAAACGATGACCCACAAAAGCCACAAGTGTTAGCAATAGACATGATTCAAGACTAGCCACCGTTCTTGAAAATCAACTCAATCTGCCGACCAATAGTCGCATTCAAAACACCAGCATCGCTCAAATGCTTCGCCTTAGTCTTCACCCTGTTCAACTCAGCCCTAGCAATGTCAGCATCCAAACGCAGCTGACTATTCTCAAGTTTTGCAATCGCAGTGCGATCAGCCACAGTTCCCTCAGCGTTCATGAACGCCAAATTGAACCCACGCTCGGCAGCAAACTCGGCCTCAGCCAACTTCTTCTCAGCCTCAAAAATAGCCTGTGGCGCTTTAGCCGCTTCCGCCATCAACCTCTGAAGTTCCTGAATCACCATGTCCGGTGTTATCAACCCTGACCAACCTCTCTTTTTGTAAAGCAATCAACACCTGGCAAGTGTCAGGTGAGCCGTGCCAAAATTCCCACGCAATCGTTTCCTGCAACTCAATAATTGAGGCAAGCAAAATCTTACGGTTTAGCGGCTGATCCATTCGCTTTTATCTGTTCCAGCACGGCAGGTGCCACCTTAGCCGCCACCGCATCGGTGTAAAGCAAACGCAGACCGTCAACATCATAAGACAATGCTAGTTTCTCGGCCTCAATCAACCAGTCACGCTTCGCAGCTTCAGCCCTCGCAACCTTCGCCATTTCCTCACGCGAGGCGCGCTTATTGCCGCTGTAAAGATAGTTAGCCAGGCAACGACCCAAACTGCTTGTTTCGGCGTTCTCAAGTGCGCTGGTTTTATTAGCACCAGCCTGACCGTCAATCTCAAAAGCCCAACCAGTAGTTTTAGGCAGGTTCTTTTCCTGATCGGCGGCAGACAGGTAAAGCCGCGCCTCAACAACCCAAACACCCTTCTCACGGTCTTCAGGTGTCGTGTGGTTCACGGTCACAAGTCGCGCATCGGCGTTGGCCTTGTCAGCCCAAAACCTTTTTAGGCGTTCCTCAACTGTTTCGTAATCAGCCAGGTTGAACGATGCCATTACATCTCACCATCTTTGCAAGCGCAGTGCTTACCGGTGCAACCTGTCGGTTCTGTCGGTTCTGTCGGCTTCACAAGCAACCGTGAAACCTTGCTCAACTCAATGACCAGCTGTGTCAAAGCCGTCAACTGTTCCTCAGCCAAAGCCAAACGCTTGTCAAAAATCTTGTTGATTTCCAACTGCGATTCCCATAGATTCTCAGACATTTTTACCCTTCTTGATAGTTAGTGAAACAACACCATTACGATTCACGCTTCTGGTGCAAACAACATACTGCTCGCCACCGACTTCCACAAAACCAGTCTTGGCCTCACCCAAAGCATCCAGTGTGCGCGACTTCAACTCTTGCAGGTGTTCAGCGGCCTTGTCAAAGTCCGACTGTGCGTTCTGAACATGCAAACCGAGGTCACCCAGGTCAACAGCCAGGTCAGCCGTGCCAGTGTTCAACGCCTTCACAGTTTCATAAGTGCTGGCAGACCCATCCCAATCAGGCTTCGATTCGGTCAACACACACTCGCGCCAACGCTCAACAGCTGCAAACATCGCATTAAATTCCCACTGGTCAAATTCGATGTCGAACTCGCGCAGATCGTTACCAGCAAACAACGCCACCAGTTTCGCCTTAGTCGCACCCATCACAAAGCAATACCAAAGCACCTGCGCCCGATAGTGTGGTGGCACTTCATCAAACGGCACACGGCTGGTCTTAATTTCCAAAATGCCCGAAGTGCCGTCAGGGTAATTCAGCAAACCATCAGGGTTAGCCCTAGCCCAATCAAACTCGTCATGCGCCCAAGTGCCAACATCGCTCACAATCTCATAACCAGGATTCAGCTCAGACCAAACCAACTTAATCGGGTCTTCAAACACCTGACCAAAGCGCATCGCCAACGACTGCTTCACCTCATTAGGAATCTTCCCAGTGGCCTTAGCCCAAGCAGTAAAAGCAGACTCCCACGGATTCAACCCCAAAATCTGCCCAACAAGAGTGCCGGTCACAACCGCCTCACCCTCACGCAACGCCAACCACTCAGCCGAACCCGACTCGTGCTTACCCAAAAACTTTGCCATAAAATACCCTTCTCGCAGTTAGGGTTTATGTTATGGCCACCCACCGACAAACAGCAGACAACGCCTACAAACGGCTAATGGAACTGCAACGCGACAACGGCGGATCGCCATGCGAAGAACTACCACAAGTGTTCTACCCCGAAGAATTTGAAGACCCAGAAATGTATGACATGGCCGAAAAGGTTGCAAAGAACCTGTGCGCAGAATGTCCGCTACTGAAACCCTGTCGCGATTGGGGATTGTTAGCAGCTGTGCCATACGGCATCATCGGTGGTTTGACCGTTCACGAACGACTGGCCACACCCGAAACTATTTCTTAGTTTCGTTGGCCTTCTGCACAGCATCCTGAGCAGCCTTCGCCACATCAGCCTCAGTCGCAGCACCGGTGGTCGCAATCGCATACCCGATAGCCCCAACCACACCCAACATGAGCGTAACCCAGGCGATCAGCACACCAACAACCCAGTCACCCACCACAACAGCACCAGTTCCAGCAGCCCCACCCAAAATGAACAAGAACAGCCCAAACCCACGCCACACAATAGCCCCTAGAACGCCACCTACGGCGTTTAGACGGCTTTTTATCTTGTCACGCATTACTGACCCTCTGGATTCTGAATTAGTGGCTTAGAAGCCGTTGCAGCAGCCTTTTCAGCGCGTCTAACAGCCGTTGCCGCATCAATATCTTTGAACAGGTCAACCAACTTATCCACAGGCGCTTCGTGAGGCACACGCGCAAACGCCGAACTCATGTGCAAATGATTAGCACCAGGCGAACCCATGTCACCCATCTGATTCAAAACCGTGTTGTGAGTCACCATGTCACCCACCTTTAACTTGGTCGGCTGGTTGCTGTGGTTGTATTCATCGAAACGACCCTTGCATTTAGGGTTCACACAACCCATACGCTCAACAATCACTGAGTGGCCTAGCTCACCGGTCTTGATGACCCCGATCACTTTGCCTGCGTGAACCGCATAAAAGTCTTTGCCAGCCGAACCAGCACGGTCACCCCAGTCGTTGCCACGGTGCGGCCTTTTACGAGGCTTCCCAGTGTCACCAATAGTGGCCTTGCCCAACTCATCACGGCGTTCACGAGTCTTCATCCGCAACGGCTCATACACGCACGACATCACATCACAACCAAACGAATAATGATGGCAACAGCCGAACTGCTAACAGCAGCCGACAACAAACCAGTAATCCAGGCAGACTTCCAACGCGCCTTTTCCAACTCGCGAACACGCAACTCAATGTCCGCATAGTTCTGCACCATCGCCTTCACCTCAGCGATGTCACGAACCAGTTGAATCAAAATCTTGTCGTTACCGTTATCCATTACGGCCTCTCAAAAGTAAAACCGAGGCGTAGATTCGGTGCGTTTACAGGTCTAGTTTACCCGATGAGCAGTGATGCTTCTTCGGTGGTCAAAGGTTCACCAGCAACAAGTTTCGCTTTTGCTGATGTCTTCAACGCAGCCAGGCGTGATGCTTCCGCTTCGGCAGCTGCACGATCTGTTTCTGCTTGTGCCTGGTCTGCTTCCAACTGTGCAATCTCAGCAGGTGTAAGTTCGATTTCCTCGGTCACACCAGTTTCACAGTTAACCACAATTTTAGTAAGTGCCATTTTTATTCCTTTGATTGATTGTTATGAGATAGTTCCGCCGCCAGAACCTTTAAGAACACCATAAAGGTTGAAATTAGAACCAACAGCAAAGTTACCGCTACCCATCGTTAAAGTGATTGAAGTTATGGCTGCCGTTGTGGTAGCAGTGATTTCATGCAAAGATACCCAAACATTTGTCGCCACAGACATATCATTCGTGACACCAGTAGACATATTCCACATCACTTTGTTTAGTGAATTGGCGTAGTTGGTTATGTAGATTTGATTGTTTGCAAAAGTGTTAGTGCTTAATGCGCCTTGATAACCATAAGTGCCATTTGTAGGGTTCGTTGCAGCACCGCCACCGCCGACACCAAGTCGGTTTCCAGCGTAAACAGAATGATAATCACTGGCAGTGTTAATTGCCAAAGTATTTAAAGTGTCTGTATTGGTCGTTGATTTCTCATTAGTAATAATAAACAAATCAGTAAAAGTGCCAGGAATTGAAGTAAATGAAATGCTTGCAGTTGCAGTTCCCACATTCACAGTTGCAATTTTTGTGTAGGCCATAATCAAACCACTCCATAAAGTGTGAAAGTATTACCAGCAGCAAAACTGCCGGCACTAGGAAAGACAACAATAGAAGTTATTGCAGCAGTGTTATGCCAAGTGCCAACCCAACTATTGATTGAATTACCTGAGCTAGCACTTCGGCTAATTGCAACTTTTCGTTTATTTGTTTGAGAATAATCAAAAATGTCTAATGCGAAAAGTGCCAATCTTGTTGATCCCAACTCATTGTTTGAAGCACCGCCAGTTGGTGTGATGCTAGTCAGGCCAAACGCCTGATAACCACCAGCTGCTGCTGATCCTGCACCGTATTGCTGTTGGATACTGTAATTTGCACCGGTGTCACCGTTGAATCGCACTTGATAATAGGCATTGTTGCCTGGCGTATTCCCAGTTGCAACTATGTATAAATCGCGAAATGAAGATGCAAAACCTGTAAAGGAAATCGAGGCCTGACTACCTGTCAAAGTTAAGTTCGCAAGTGCTGTCATTGCTGGCATAATTACCCCTTATATCCGTAAAGACTCAGCCTAGAATCTGCAAGAAAATCAGTTGCAGACAAAAAACGGAATGTGACCTGTGTTAGTGCAGCATTTCCTGTTCTTGTAAAACCAGCCCACATCAGCATGGCATTCCCAGTGTTGTTTGCATAACCACTCATTGCCGAACCAGTCAGCTGCTTTGAAGTAGCTGTCACATCCGTCAATAGAACCTTTGATGCACCAAATACGCCACTCGTTGCGCCATTACCTGCCAAAGAACCTAGCCGTGAACTAGCACTTGCATATGTCTGGCTATAACTTGATGTGCTGCTATTTTGTGCTGTTGATTGCGCCCACGAATAATTTGAAGTCGCCCCGTCACCATTCAAAACAATAGTCATCTGATCATTTGAAAAAGTGCTGGCAGACCTAGCAACGATACGAAATTCTAAATGACGGTAAGTTGCTGGTATAGATGAAAATGTGACTGTATTTTGCGCGCTAGACAAAATCGTTGATGAAATCAACTCAAAGTCACCAGAGCCGCCAGCACCGCCACCCTGGCTAAGAAGGCCAAGCGGAAGAAGCGACATTAGGCCACCGCACCAATAACACGGTATGAGTTAGCCGCAACCTTGATAACCGAAGCCGCCGAATACTGTGTTCCCATCGCAAACGACTTAGCCGTGCCAGCAGTCCCAGCACCAGCCCAAGTAGTCACACCAGTTCCAGCCGAAATGCTCACAGTGCCAGCACCATCACGCACAACATCGAAACGCTCACCAATCTCAAACAAGTCCGGCACAACAATCGTCTGCGCAGCTGTCGAAGAAGACACAAAAGTCTTGTTGTGATCCGCAGCAGTCACCGTATAAGCCGAAACAGTGTTAGCCGTAATGGTTGTGTAGTTCAACCCAGTCCAAGCACCGTTCGCATAAACATCCAACTGAGAACCAGTCGTGATAAACGACATCATGCCATTACTGACAGCCGTGCCAAGCGCACTAGACCTAGCAGCCGTGGTCGCATAAACCTGCACAACCTGGTCTTGCAAATAATCCTGCACCTGAGCAGCAGTCAACACCGCACCCGATGTGAAAGTGCGCCAACCTGAACCAGACAAAATAACTCCTTAGAACGCTAATGTTCCTGTGTCTAGGATACCAAACGCCACATCATCCAACTGGAATAGTGTAGCGTTCAGCGTTCCCAAACCAAGAACCACCTTGTGATCAACCAACGAAGCCGTGTGGCCGATAGAAATAACCCTCGCAAACTTGGTGATAGCCGGTGCAATGCCATTAGGTGTGAACTGCACCTGCACAACCGAACCCAAATCCAAAGCCAAAATCTTATTCTGGTCAACCAAAGACAGCTGCGACAAAATGATTTCAACCTGGTCAAAACGATACTCAGGCTGCGCATACAAAGTCACATAGTAAGTGGCCAACTCAACCAAAGCATCATCAGTGTTCTGCAACAACCCGTCCAAGGTCAAGGTTCGCACACCGTAATCAGACTGAGCCGACAAGTCGTTCGCCTGCACAATAGTCGAAGACCCCTTGCGGCTCACCTCAGACTGCGTAAACAACAACTCCGAACCATAAACAACACGCACCTGCGAATAAGTAATCCCCGAAGCGTTATCAGTCAACAACGGCACAGCAGTCGAAGGGAACGCCTTATTGCGATCCTGAAACACCAAACGGCCATCTTTACCAATGAACAGTTCACCAGGTTCAGAAGACTCAATCAGCTGCAAATACTGCAAAGCGTTATCAGCCGGTGTCACCGCATCACCCTGCAAAGTCGCAGTGCCAGTGTCAATGCTTCTAGCACCAGCAGGCCACGCCACACCAGCAGAATCCAACACACGATTCACACGCGCACCCGACAACTCAACAGGGTTAGTGCCAGTCGTCAAAGTCTGACCAGCCAAGAACGCGAAACCGTCAGCAGCCGAAACAGTCGCAGTCGAATCACCATTCGGCGCATAATCCAAATTCCAGTCCTCAGTCGTTCCCAAGAACACCAACTCATTATTAGCTGTTATGCGCACATCGCGGCGAGGCACAATCTGACCATAAAACGGCGAAGCCACATAAGTCGGGTCAAAGAACCTGTTTCGGTTATTGAACTGAACATTCACAACACCCGACTGATAACGGTCAAGCGCACGGCTCTTGCCACGGTTCACACTGATCTGTGTCACATACGCCGACACATCGTAGAAGAACGACCCACCACCCAACACATAGCCAGGGTTGTCTAACACACCCTGAACAGGGTCATCAAGGATAAAAAAGTTACCTGGCCCATTCTCATCGAAACCAAGTTCGACCTTCTCAGTAACCGCAGGCATTAGGCAGCGACCCAGACCGAACCGTTGGCGCGTTCATACTTCTTCACCGAATCAATGACCGTGCGAGCTAGGCCGTTTGGATCGGTGACAACACCGGCAGACACATTCACATTGAAGATAGTTGCGCGACCTGATGAAGCCGTGTTAGTCATCAAACCACGGCCACCACCAGTGCCACCCAAGTTCACAGCAGCCACCTGGTCAATCATCGAACTACCCTGCGGCAACACCGCATCCACAGCCAACTGCAACTGTGTTGTGAAGGTGCTGGCAAACGCATCAGCAAGGGTCTGTGCAGCCCTCTGCAGCTCTGAATCCTGCGACAACAGACCCTCAATGAAGCCGTTGCTCACAACCTGCTGACCAACCTCATAAAGCGTGTCAGTCGCATTAGCCGCAATGTCCGAAGCCGACAAAGCCAACTCGTTGTAAAGACCATTCAACGCACTAATCGTGTCCGAACCACCAGCCACAATCGCCTCAGCAGTAGCACCACCAGCATCAGCACCAGCCTGAACCAGCTGCGCAAACAACTGCTTGTTCAAACCCAACTTCTTCAAAGCAACCAGGTTCTTAGCAAACGCCTTAGTCTTATCCACCAACTTTTGGAAGTTGTCCACAAGGCCACCAGACTCAACCACATCAAAAGTCTTAGTCACCGCAACATCGATACCGCCAACAATCGAACGCACAGTTTCAGTCACACTACGACTGCTAGTTTCCAACAGGTTAGTAATGCTCAACAGACCAGTAACGCCAGCCGTTATGGTTCTAGCAACATCAATCTTGCCGGCCAACACATCACGCTGCCTAGCAATGCTCTGCAAAGTCTTCTGCTCACTAGCCGCATACTCACGCAACTGAGATGCTGCGCTAGACAAAATCACGCCATCAGCCAACGCCGAATCAATCGTGTCAAAAATGTTGCTGAACGCATCAACAGCAGCCTGCTCAAACTGACCGAGTTCTGGTGTGAGCTTGAACATGGCACGGAAACCGTCAACCATTGAACGAGTGGCAACCATAAATTCTTCGGCAGCCTGAGCCGCCTCAATGTAGGCCTCAGCCTGCTCATTAGCGGCCTTAGTCGCAGACTTGATAGCCTCAGCAGCCGCCTTAGCAGCCGCAGCAATCTTTTTCTGAGCCTCACTCATACCCTTATTCTTAGGATCTGGGTCAGGGTCGGGAACAAATTTTATAGGTGGAATGTAGCCACCCGTTCTAGGCCGACCAGGTTTTAGATTGCCTGCAAGATAGGCCGAAATTGCATCGTTTATTTTTCTAGCAAGATCAGGCACTTCTTTCGAAATAACTTCCATGTCGTTCAAGAACGCTTTACGATTGTTCACATATTTATCAACCCAACCTTCCAGCGCGCTGGTGTTGAGTTGGTCACCTATGCCACCAAAATCAAGTTTCGCAACCTTAGCAGCAATACCAAGAAATTCCGTCAGTAAATCAATGACACCGGTTTCGACAATCGAACCGGCCAAATCAAGCATCGCCTCGCTAATCTCGCCAACATCTTCCGCAAATTCTTTTAACGCCTGCTGACCAGCCTCTGAATTGAAGTAATCAGCCAACTCGTTGAGATAAGGAAGAAGCGCAACACCAATGTCTTCTTGCAGGTTGCCAAACACAATCTGCAAACGCTGATAAGGGTCAAGGTTTGCAGCAGCCTCAGCTGAACCAGCAAACTGTTTCGCCAACGCACCAAGCGGATCACTAACACCCTTGACATTCAAACCCAACCTGGCAAGTGCAGTCGTGTTGCCGTTATAGGCGCGACCCAACGCAATCGCCACAGCACCAACATCACGGCCTGTGCCAGCAGCCACATTCAAAGCCAAATTAGTTAGTTCGGTTGCTTTGCCAACATCACCAGTGGCACGAGCCAACTGAGCAAACGCTGGTCGAATCTTGTCATCAGCAACAGCCGACATTGACTCCATGCCAATAATCGACTGCTCAACCGAAGCAATCTGAGCGTTAGTCGCGCCAACAGTGTTGCGCAACGCCTGAGCCAATAAGCCCTGCGACTTAGCATCTTCGGCAGCGGCCTTACCAGCAGCCTTCAACTGACCTGTAAGTGCTGTAACACCAATACCAAGACCCACAGCACCAAGCGCAGTCTTCATAGTCTTGCCTAGACTTTGAAAACCCTTCTGAGCCTTTTTTAGCCCAGAGTCCTCAAACTGTGCAGCGATAATCGCTTTGATTTTGCCAGCCATTACATCTTTCCAATCTTGCGATTCATGTCAGCAGCAACCTTGTCAATTACTGCTTCAACACGCCTACGAATCTCAGGCAACTTATCCTCAATCGCCGGATAAAAATACCTAGATGGCCTCTTGTTTAACGCATCAATCATGCCCTGACCCTGACCGTTCAAACGGTGCGACCTACTACCACCCTTGTATGCATAAACCTTTGTCTGTGTTTTCGGGTTACGCCCACGCCCAGTGCCACGACCAGCCATGTCCAAAATGTTGAAACCGAACTGCTTATTCTGACCAGTAGCAGAAATAGCCACCAGGTTAGAAGTTGTTGATCCATAAGCCCTAGACCGTTGCGCCGGTGTGATGTTAGTTGTCACCGAAGCACCCGACCAAGCCGTGCGACCAGTGTGAGTAAAGCCATCCTTACCACCAGCAAACGGTGAAATGGTTGGCACATTTTTCTTGACCGCAGACACCGCAGGCGCAGTAATAAACCTGATGTCTTTTCGCAGCTGCTTGTAAGTGTCAGGTTCAAGTTGCTGCAACGACTGAATCATGGCGTTCACGCCCACAAACTTCACAACAACATCAGCCATGCCATCAATTCTACCGCCAACCAAACAAGGCAAAAGAAAACCCCGAACCGAAGTCCAGGGTCATCTTCATCTCTGTTGCGCCCGATGAATCAAATACCGTTGCAAAGTAAACAACATCCGAGGCGACTCTTGCATCAACAAACTTGGTGCAATACCTGTTTCAACAGCAAGGCCGGCGATGAGCCAATGAGCAGACTCATCGCCAAGCCCAACTATTTTGGGTCGGATTCACTCGCAGAAACCGCAGAAACCGTTTCAATAAAATCCTCAAAGCTCTTATCAGTCTGCTTAGTTCGACTCAACGCAGCCCAAGCCAAAAACACGATGTGTGTCAGTTTCTCAGACTTAGCCAAAGTGGCCACAGACAAATTGAACTTCTCTTCAAATTTCAGCATGTCAGGCATAATCACCGGAATCGGATCAATGGTTCTGCCATCCAAAAATTCTGCGCGTAGATTGAGTTTCATTTGGTTTCCTTTTTAGTTGTGGTAAAAATTAGGCTGTTGCGCGAGTAACAGTGCCGCTTGTTGGCCAGGTGACCGAAAGGGTCGCTAGATCGCCAACGGTTGAAGCAAACGGCTGGTATTGCGACACCAAGCAAACAGCAGTGTAAATCGGGTTAGTTGCCGAAGTTGCAGAGCTGGTTGGTGTGATGGTCACAGTCGCGTTGGTGTTCAGCAAAGGCCACAACACAGCATCAACCGAACCAGCACCGAAGTCCTGGTAAAAGTTTAGAGTTAGTGAACCTGAGCGAAGGCCGCCGGTAACAGTCTTCCACTGACCACCAAAAGTGGTTGTGTCAACTTCGTCAGCCTGGATGGTTAAATCAACTGATTGCAGCGAGTCGCTGAAATTAGTTCCGTTGACCGTAATCTTGTGGTCTGTTGCCACGAATTTTGGCATTGAATCTCCTTGTTAGTCTGCCTGCACAACTAAGTCAAACTCAGCTGCCAGATATGTGTTATCTCCGAGTGAAATTGAGCCGTAGTTTCTCATCCCAGACACTATGCAATCAAATGCTTTATTGCCGAGTGTCTTGTCTAATTCTACTGCCCTGAGAATACTAGAAGAACCCGTTGGCGAACAGTAAGCATCCAACGAGTTCTGTGCTGTGCGCTCACTAGCCAAACCAACAACCAAAGTCACCGTGAAGTTGTAAGTTGACAGGCCGTTCTTGAACGCTTTGTGATAGTCAACCGATGCCGGTGCAATGATCGCAAACGGTGGATTCACATTCGCAGGAATAGTCGAACCTGTGCGCAAACCAGTGATGGTTGCCAGGTTGTTTGCGATACCTTGTCGCAGATCACTAATCTGTGCCATTACGCCATGAACCTTGCCAGGCGATACGGCTCAACGAGCTGCTGAACATCAGGGTCAAGTCTTGTGCCAACGCGGATGTAGCCGAGGTCTGGTGCAGACAACACACCCAACGGCGAGTCAAGGCGTTTGAAGATTCGGCTGGCCTGAATAATCGTGGCCTGTTTCACAGCCACAGGTGCAGCAGACCAACCCCAAGTGCCAGTCACACGCACACTGGCCTCACCAATGTTTGTGCCAAACACATAATCGCCAACAGCCCTGATCCGTGTAGCAGGCCAACCAGTCAAACCATCAGCCCTGCCGTTCAAAGGTTCAAGCTGGTAATCGGTGCTGTTCCAAGTCTGGTCAAACACGCCATCCAAGTCGGCAGACACCACAAGGCTGCTCAACGAAATCAAGTCATCAATCTCGCAAACAATCGTGTCTTCTGGTGTGAAGTAGCGCGTTGCTGTGCCGTTCGAGTAAAAGTTGCGACCAGCGAAACCATCAACCAGGCGCGAAGCCGACTCAATAGCCGTTTCCAGCAAACTGTCATCAATGTTGTCTGTTATTCGCAACGCCGCTTTGACATCAGCCAAAGTCGCATAACCGTTAGTAATCGCCACACAAACTCCTAAAATCTATGCTTCTAGTTTAGCCGTTAGTCAGCCGTGCCTTTATAGCAGTCGTGCTTATGCCATCCGTGTAAGGCAGATACACCAAACCGATGCCGCGTTCATCCAACCAATCTTGGTCAAAACCCATCTGATAGTAATAGTCACGCCGCGCCCAATCGCTGCCGATCACAACATAGTCAGGTCGCACCTGCTCAATGGTCGGCTTCGAATCCGCACCACCCATGTTCGGCACAACAGCTGCCACCCACTTGCAACCCAACAAGGTTGCTTCGCGTTCACGGTAAGTCATCACCGGTGCTTTGCCCTTGTATTCGACAATGAACTCATCGGTGTTCAAAGACACCACCACATCCCCAATCTCATGGCAGCGTTCCAAGAACGCAATATGCCCTGGATGTAGCAGGTCGAATGTGCCGCCAGTGTAAACGGTTGGTCGTTTCAATCCCATCGATTTGCCCTTCGTGTTTGTAGTGTCCACGCATTTGCCGTTATACGGCCTTGTGCGGCGTTCTCAGCCCACAAACTTTGATTCCTGCTGTATGACACCGAGTTCACATTTTGGAAGCCGCTATGAAGCGTAGAACTGTTATCGTGACCCATTTTGCAGGCAATAGTTTTCTTGCTCACGGCAGCCAAATCAACGCGGCGTTCCAAATCATTATCGTCAAAATACAACGGATAAAAGTTCTCATCATAAAGCCCAACCTTCTCAACCATGCCCTCACCAAACACCACACCCGACCACTGCGGCACAATGTCCAAAAAGTTCAACGCCTGCGTGTCAACCTGATCGGGAATGTTCGCCATCTGCCCAGGCTCAAACCAAGCATCATCATTCACCAGCACCCAATATGGCGCATACGGTGTGGCCTTCACAATCAGATTCCAAGCACCCACCAACCCAAGCCCGAACGGAACTTCGATGTGCCACAAGTTCTGCACCAGCTCAGGCTTTGTAGGTTGCCAGGTTCGTGTTCCCGAATTGTTGACCACCACCAAATGCTCAACAGGATAGTCGATGCTGGCAAGAAGCCGTTCAGCCAAATCAAATCGTTTCAGAGTGCAAAACCCCAAAACAGGAATCATCGCAAAATCTTCTTCAACACCGGCAACCAGTGTTCGCGCCAAACCTTCTCAGCACCAAAACCTTCAGCAAAATCAATCGCCTTCTGCGACTTGCCACGCGGCCTGTCATAAGCAGCTTGCAACGCCGCTACAGTCTGCGGAATGTTCGGCACACTAAACCAAGACTTCTGCGCCTCATCCCACAACGGCTGACACTCAATCAGCCAACCATCGCCACACAACTCCGTGCTGGCACAAATGTCCGACACGACAACCGGTGTGCCACAAGCCTGCGCCTCAACCGTGCCAACACCAAAACCCTCACCATAACTAATGCCCAGGTAAACATCCATCGCCGTATAAAACGCCGCCAAATGTTCCTGCGAATAGCCATAACGATAAGACACCTGATCGCAGAACACAACCTGACTGCGTTGCAAACCACAGCTGGTCAACAACTGGTCTAACTTCCAACCACCAAACGACCCGAACATGTCCGTATGCAAATACAACACAGCATCAGGCTTATCCTTCGCAAAGATTGAGAACGCCAAGAACGCCTCAGCCACAGCCTTCCTATGAATCGCACCCGAAGCCTTATTCGCAAAGTTCATGCCCACAATAAAGTTGTCATCCGTCAACCCCATGTAATCGCGCACAGGCTGGTTGTCAACATAGAAGGTCGGCTTGAACACCGGCTCAACAGCGTGAGGCACAAACTCAGCCTCAACACCATACTTAGCCAACTGCGCCTGACCCCAACGACTCATCGCAATCGGTGTCACATTAGGCCGCTTGCACCACTCCAACACCAAAGGCGGAATCGGGTTGTGGTCAATCGGTGTCCACGAAGCAATGTTTAGATCGGCATACTTATCGCCACGCAAAATCCAGACATCGTAAAGAGTCACCAAAACATTTGGCAACTTGCCCTTCTTCTTCTCTACGGCGGCCACATGATGCAAATGATTCAGCGGCGTAACATCCTGCGAATAGGGTTCAGCACCGCGCGCATACTCAGGCACAACACCGTGGTCACTAGCCCAAGTGCCGTTCACACCTTCGCGGCCATAGTTGCTCAACACAGCAACATCTAAACCGTCACGGATCATCCGATTCAACACCTGGTTCGACTGCATACCGTAACCAGTCGTAGCCGTTGGCGAATTACTGAACCACGAAACAATGCCGCGCAAACTACCCTTAGCCGGATTGCCAGATTTACCCATTTTTATTCCTGTCGTAGAAGGTGCTAACAGAATACAACAGGCAAAGGAAAACCCCCAGAGTCTACGCGCTCTGAGGGTCTTCCAGTTTAGAACTTCGAGATTAGCTTGCGCCACCCTTGAAGAAGCCGATGTGGCTAGGAATTGTGAGTCCACCATCAACGCGAATGAGGCCCCTGTAGCTGGTCACATCGGTGTTGAAATTGAAATCGGTAGACGAGGCCACCTGCACGCCACCGGCGACCCTCGCCTTAAATGACGGCAAATGTCCCATAAGAACCGACTTGTTTCCAGTGCCAACGGCCGGAATTGCAGGGTTCTCAAACACTGGATAGCCAAGGAGCTGTGCAGGCTGACCGTTAACAGCGTTGTCTAGCCAGATGTAGTTTCCTGCGCCATCCTTTAGCTTACGAGCAGCAGCGATACCGCTCTTAGCCATCATGAAGCCGAGGCCTGGAAGAACTCGTGCGCCATCTGCGATGCCGTAAACGAGGTCAATCAGGTTCTCGTAGGTGAACGCACCAGAAACACCAGTGCCACCAGTGACAACTGAACCAGCAGCAGCAACCAACTTGTCAGTTAGTGCAGTGTTAGCCTGAACACCGAGGCTCTGGCCGAGCTGTTGTGCCACATATCCGGTGATGTTAAATCCGGCATCGGTGACCAATTCGTTAGCCAAGTTCACCAGCGCACCATACTTGACTGCGCCAAGAGTGATTGATGAGAAGGTTGGGTTTGACTCCGAGATAGTTCCAGCAGCTGCAACTGAACCAGAAGTGCTGATTGCAGTAACGGTTGGGATAACTAGGTTCTCACCTGATGCAGTGTTGAACACCTCAGAAGTCTGAAGCATTGGGCCAACAAGAGTTGCAATCTGGAAAACCTGGTCATAGAACGAGGTTGGAACGGTGTTGCTAGAAGGAACTAGCGGCGCACGAGTTTCGCGCATGAACTCGTGTGAACGAACCTCACCACGAGCAATCGCGCGAAGAACATCAGCCTCAGAAGAAGCAGGCGCAACTTCTGGTGCAAACGAACCAGCAGACTCAGCGGCCTCAGCCGAACGCTGTGCAACCTTCTGAGCAGTAGCAATAGCAGCATCGCGCTGTGCAATGTCAGCTTCGATACGGTCAATCTTTTGTAGGTCTTCTGAAGTTAGCCCGCGCTTCTCTGACTCTGCGAGATCAATGACTTCGCGCATCTGAGCAACTAGGTTGTTGCGAACTTCAGCCTGACCCTTGATAAATTCAGACATGAAATGTCCTTTCAATTTAGGGATTAGGGAAACCTGCCGTGAATGACACAGAACAGAATGGCCGCGCTAACGCTGAACCTGTGAATAAGTTTAGTAAACGCAATATAACGGCGTAAAAGAAAACCCCTGCCGGTAAAGGGTAAGAAAACCAGCAGGGTAAAAGAACTACGATTTAACGAGTTTCTTTTGCCTCAGTCACACGAACTTCTTTGGCCGGTGCTGATGCCGATGCAATGTCCTTCACCAATTCGGCAATAATGCCGCTGTCAGGTGAACCAGCAATCTCGTTGATTACCTTTATTGCAATTTCGTATTCTTCTTTGGTTGGCATTAGATGTCCTTCATTAGCAGGTCTAGTTTCTTCTTCTTCAAGGCGAGAATGTCACCCTGAACTTCTTGCACTTCTTCGGTCTTGGTCAGTTTCGACACAACATCGGTGATGAGTGTTGCCTGTGTCGGGTCTAGGTCTTCGCCCGATTCCAAACGCATTAGCGCATCAGCCAACTGGTCGGCATCGATGCCGGTTGTTGATCTGACTGCCACTGTGCCAGCCGTGCCTTCGTAGGCTGGTGAGCTGACAATGCTGACCTCAAACAAACGCACGGCTTGTAGGGTTCGCACATCGCCCGACCAAGAATCCTTGATAACCGAGAAGCCAAAACTCATGCTGTCCACGGTCTTAGACCTGATTAGTTCGCTGACATCACGGCCACGAGTTGTGTTTGCCAGGGTCGCTTCGACCTTCAAACCACGCTCATCCTCAGTCAGTTTCAAAGTGCCACCACGAACCGAAGCCAAAGGCTCACCAGCATCGTGATTCCACAACAGTTTGACCTCGTTGCGCGACTGCAACGAACGCTTGAACGCGCCAGGCGCGATGCGCTCAATGAACGGCAACGGCACACTGTCGCTGTTGAACACGGCAGCGTAACCAGTAAAGGTCATGCCAGCAGGTGTTTCACGAATCTCAAAATCTGTGACATTGACACGCTGCTCAGGCTCAGGCTTAGTGCGAGGCTCAACCGTGCCGCCCTCAATCTGCGCCTTGATTCTGTGAGCAACATCAACCCACTTAGAACGAACATCAACAGTCATAGCATCTCTTTCTTGCTCTGCTTCAATTCTAGCAACCACCGATTCTGCATAAGCCATAGTGCGTTCAGCAGCTCTCTTACCTGGCCCACTGCCCCACAACAAATGCGCAACCACACCAGCCGAAGGATAGTTGTCAGAAGAAGGGTCAGCATCAGGCGAATCTAAATCGCCCATGTGTCTAGCAATCCACGCCGCAATGCGAACCCACTTGTCATCGCTCACACGACCCTCAGCCATGTCACGCGCTTCACGCACAGTGCGATCCACAAGACCGTCACCAGCCAAACCCTGCTCATAGTATTCAAGGCCACGCCGCGCGGCTGCTCTCATGTATGCAGGTGCTTCCTGGTTTATTGCACGGTCTTCATCTTCATCTTCATCGCCAAACATTTCGGGTTCAGCAATACGAGTCAAGTCAGCCACAGGCACGGTGCTGATTAGAACAGACTCAACAAAGAAGCCACCCATGTCCTCATAAATCTTCACCTGAGCCGTGTCACCCTCAACCGAATAAATCTCACCGGTCAAAGTTTCGCCATCAACTTCCCAAGTCACATAATCGCCCACAAGCAAACTGCCAAGAGCTGCGCGTTCACCCTCAAAAGGTTCATCCGTGGCGATGCTCAAAGCAACAGCGTTATCAATTGCGCCCTGTTTGCTGTCATGGCAGGCAACCAAGTCACCGGCTTCATCAACAACAGCCCAACCCGACTCGCAGCCAACACGATCCTTAGCAATGAAATACGGCATCAGCGCACCACCAAAATTCTCAGATTGCAACCAGTGTCCGAAGTAATCGCAAATAACTCATCACCAGGCAACAGTTGAACCGTGCTAGTAGCAGTGGCAACAGCATGCATACCGTTATCAACAGTCACATCAGCACCACCAATGAAAATCTCTTTATTCAGGCTGTGTTCGTGATTGTGGATGCTAACATGCTGAACCGAAGAACTAGCCCCAACAACCAAAGTGCGAACATTCTGCACCAAGTCAAAACCGTAGGTCTTTACTGCCATTAGTAGACCGTGCCTGGTGCTGTCGGGTCAATCTGTGCAACAGGTTGCAGCTGAGTCGAAGGAACGCCTGTGTGAGCAATCGTAGGCAAATCAAGCGCAGCCAAAGTTTCAGCAGGGTCGAAACCAACCTGAATAAGCATCTGCGCCATCTTGACCAACTTTTCTTCTTCCACGATGGCCGTCTGAGTCAACGCAATGTTGGCCAACGGAACACGGTGCTGGTTGCCTTCTTCAACAGGTGACAAGTCTTCTAGTCGGCGCACATCGTTGACCGACATGACACCAGCCTGAGTGCCAATCGAATAAGAGGTCATGCGCGACTGCAAATCGCCACGCAACAAAGCGTTGAAGTTGAACTTGATGAACGCTGCCGGTGTCGGCAACAGTCTGCTGTAACTCCATTCAATCTTTTCGAGAATCGGTCTGAGCGTGTGCGAAATGAACTGCAAGTTGTTCTGCTCAACGCTGGCATAACTGGCCGTGCCAGGAATACCCATCATGTGCAAAGGAATGTTGAACGCACGAGCCATCTCCTCAACAGCGAACCTGCGAGAATCCAAGAACTGAGCCTGATCGTTAGGAACGCTAGTCGGCTTGTATTGTGCGCCACCCGACAACACACCAGTCTTGTGAGCTTTACGCCAACCACGGTGACGCGAATCAAAACCGTCAACAAGGTTCTTAGCCTGTTCAGCAGTCAACGCACCAGGGAACTCAATAACACCCTGAGTAGTCGCACCCTGACCAAAGAACCTAGCCGCATACAACTGCAAAGCCGAAGCCACACCAAGCGCATCCTTCAACTTGGTCACACGAGCAATGCCAGTTAGAGAACCAGGTTCAGCCAAATCAATGATGTGAATAACCTCATCGCTGGTCAAAGTCTTGTTCTCACCAGTCACCACAAAAGTCTTGCGACCAATGCTGTTGCGCTTCACCTCAACGGTGGTCGGGTCAAGAACCACAAGGTTCACAACCTCACCGTTACGGTCACGGAATACGCGCGTGTAACTGTTGCCATAAACCAGCAACGAAGTCACTAACGCGCCATAGTGCGCCTGTCTGGTCGTGTCCACATCAGGCTGCTCAACCCAACTAGGCTTCGGCCGATACGGTTGACGGTCACCATCAATGCGAATAAACGCATCACAAGGCAAGGTGCTGATCGTGTCGCTGATAAGTGACACAGCTGAAAAGAACGCGACAATCTCAAAAGCGTTCTGCCCATTGATAGCAACACCAGCGTTCGACTCAATGCCAGGCTCAATGCCCGAACCCCAAACAGTCTGAAAACTGATAGCCCTCTGCTCAAACAACTTATTCAGCATTACTTCTGACCTCGCTCAATCGCCAAACCAAACAACAACACGCCGACACCGGCAACAACAACACCCAACGGCGGAAACACAACGCCAACACCGATAGCGATTAGTGCTGCACCAGCAGCCTGAAAAATTGTGGCAATCATCTACACGCCTTCACATAAAGAACTCAGGTATAACCTGTGCTTCTAGTTTAGCCGAGGCACGGTCATACGCGGCAATGGCAGCAACAGCACAGTCAATCCTGCGATTACTGTTGCGATTCTCTTTGACGATTCGCACACCCAGGTTGTCGGCCTTAGTCACAGCGTTAGTGAAATGGCGCGACACCATCGGGTCACCATCATTAGTCAGTCGCGCTTCCGTGACCGCATCATAAAACTTCGCGCAAGCTGTAACCATGCGCCTAGCAGAAGTCGTAGGATATTCAACAATCGGCACTCCTTGATCTTGTAAAACTTCCATTGAACGCTGCCACCTGAACGGGTCGCAGACAACTTCGCGCACTTTATACGCGGCACAGAACGCGAGAATCTCGTTCTCGGCTTCCTGAATCTCAACACGCCAACTATCGTCAGCACCCACAGGCTTTTCCCAAGCCTTCACCATGAACACATAAGCAGGTTTCTCAGCCGTTGGGATAGTGCAACCGATGATGGCCGTGGTGTCACCTGAGAACGAACCATCGAAACCCAACACATACTCATCATCTGGGTCAAGTTCGCGAGGGTCAGCCAACCCTTCCCAAACACCTGACGGCAACCACGACAGCTGCGAACTAACCCACTGATTCAAACGCTTAGTGCGGAACTCGGCTTCTGGTGTGCGCTTCACAGCCGATTCGAAGTCGGCGCGGCTCACAATGTCATCGAAGCCAGGGTTCGCTGATTCCCAAGTTGCAGGCAATCGGTGGTCGGCTTCGGGTTGTGCTTCCCACCAGGCCATGAAGAAGTTAGGGTCAACGATTTCGCCTGTGGCAACTCTCTTGCCGTATTGATATAGCGAATAGGCGATTGAGTCCTGACCGGTGGCATCCGACTTCACACCAGCAGTCGTGATCGCAACGAGCTGGCCAATCTTGCCACGGTTACCCATAGCCAACGAAAACACATCAAACAGTTCACGACTCTGGTGCGCGTGTAACTCATCCATAATCACACGGCTAGGGTTCAGACCTTCTTTTGAATACGCCTCCGCACTGACCACGCGAAACACGCTGTTAGTTTCAGGCACAAAGATTGAGTCCTTGTAAATCTGCACCATGTCTTTGAGTTCACTGCGCTCAACCATGCGCTTTGCTTCACCGAACACGATTCTGGCCTGTTCCTTTTCAGCCGCGACAGCAATCACCTCGCCACCGTTGATGCCCTCGCCTAGAAGCGAATACAACCCAATGGCAGCCGAAGACAACGCCGACTTGCCGTTCTTTCGCGGCATCCCAATCAAAGCAATCTGCGCTTCTAAACCACCATCGGCATCTCGCGCATAAAGGCGTTTCAGCAGTTCCTTCTGCCAGTCGCGAAGGCGCAACGCATCACCAGCACGGCCAGCAATGCCATCCTTACCAACAGACCCAAACGCCTCAGCAAACAAACCAGCGAACTCGCCATCGCCACGATCCATCGACACCTGGTCAACCGGTGTGACCCAGGCTGGTGGCCAACTACCCATCTTGCTTCTTAGCCTTCAACGCCATCAGCTCTTCCAACTTCGATTTAGTCTTCGTGCTGATAAGACCAAGCCTGGTTCGGTCAGCCGGTGTGAACCCAAGCAGGCTCAGGTTCTTCACAATCAACATCTCAACATCATTCAGCTGCTTAGTCATGTGCCACTCGTCAGGATGAGCCGCCACATAGTCGCGCAAAGTTTCGCGCCGGTCAATCTGTTCAGCAATCAACTGCACCAGCTGAGTGTCAGTCTTAATGCTGATCCACAACTCGCCAACACCAAACACCGAATCCCAAAACACTTTCCCGTGTTCACCCAACGGCCTCAACGGTTCACGGTAACCGTATTCAAGTGGCGCAATGCCATCGTTAGTGCGAATAGGCCGCTTGCCAGGATTGCCCTGCAACAGCCTCAATTCGGCAGGCTTAGGTTGATTAGCCAAAACACACCATCCCTTTGCTCAAAGTCCGTTAGAACGCCACACATCGCCTTACAAGACTAACCCAGAAACAACCCAACTGCGTAGGTGTGCGCAAAAG